AGACTACGCTCATCGGCTCATTCTCCCGTAGTTCCAGGGCAAACTTGGCCGTGGAGGTCTACCGCTTTTCGATACACTCCCGCCCATTCTCCCGACTCTGTTTGACTTCACATCGATCTTTCGGTTTCCAATGCGTCCGAGTCCGATTACCCAGCGGGATTCATAGTGCTTGGCTAGTTCCAAATCCTGTCCCGGTCCTTCGCGTAACAGAGCCTTCCACATGCCATAGAATCGTATGTGCTTGCAGTAGGCATCAGGCATCTCAAACTCGTCATAGTCGCCTGATACGGATCTGCCGCGCCGGAAGAATTCGATGCGGAAGTTATCATCATCCTTAAAAACTCTACGCGGCAGGCCAAAGCTATAAGGGCCGCAAGGGTGTTGGTCCGGAATACGTCTTGGTATTCCCCACTGTCCATAAATATCCTCACTCGTGATATCTGAAGGATCGCGCATGATCCCAAACGTGCCGTCAACCGTGTAGTATCCGCAGACGCTTGACGGGATTTTGTATTTGCGCAATGTTCTGATTCCGTCTTTATCCATCAGATATCCGGACACCAGACCAGAATCCAATTCATACCTGCTATCCAGTTTCTCCAGGCGGGCGGATGGTATCGGGTCCACTTCCTGGTAATCCTGAGTCGCACGCTCGATCTGATAGCAATCCGTGGGAAGTTTGGCGGTAGCCATGAAATACTGATGCGTCACATAGGAGTTTTGCCACTCCCATGGGGCTACGTGATTGGCGGGCCCAAGCGCATTATTGATGTAATCGATTTCCCAAGATTCCGTGTACTTGAATTCACCCTGGTAGATATCGCCTGCAGACAGGTAATCGATCTCCCATGCGCAGGTATGATCCCCGGAGTAAGGCAGGTTTTCCAGGTAGCCGATATCCCAAAAACAATGCGTCAATTCAGCCATGCGGTTGTAGCCGTCGATGGCATACGCATCTATTTCATCAACAGTCCAAACGGCATGTGTGCTGTCGCCCAATCGTCTGCAAATTTCGTCTCTAAGGTTCTCAAGAGTTTTAGCCACGGAATTGCCCCACTCCATCGGCTGTAGTGCGTTGTTGCACGTACTGTTTCAATCCTGTTTCATATCCGGAATATTCCTGCCAGAAGATAAGCGCCTTCTTGGTTTCGGCATCCTGTGCCATAAGGTCATATAGTGCGTAGTCCACAATCCCCATGTGGTATTCAGATGGAAACTCCGGTTCATCGTCATCCAAACTCATGGGAGCGGGGAGGGAGCTAAAGTACAGCCTCATGGAACCGGAGTCGGCCTTGGGCTTCGGATAAAAGCCAAGCCACCAAATCCCGCGCATGAAAAACTGCTCCGGTTCCGTACTTACCTTTTCCCACTGCCGTTGCCGCGCATCCTGATTCCTGACGTGGCTCGGCTCCATCCACTTGCCTGTCTGATTATTGATACATCGCTTTGGAGCAAGGAATGTGTCGCTTAACGTGCTGCGGGCATCAAGATAGGTTCTCCCGCTCCAGAACGTTATGGTTGTCATGCGCTCAAACCATTCCGTAGCGTCGGATATTTCATCCAAGCCTTCGTTAAGCGCATCCTCGATATCCTGATCGGACCAGTAGTTTGCCGTCAGTTCATTAAGGCGCGTCCGGACTTCCGCCTTCATTTCACCGAAGTTCATGGAAGATCCTCAAATGAAGTGAAATTCCTGAACCTCTGCGTATGGAGGGCTATCGAATATCTCGATTCCCGCGATAACGCCGCCGCCATGTGTCCGGGGATTCACCGGGACGAAATTATTGGTAGCGTTGGCCGCATCGTGAGCTACGGCAAAGGGAACATGATTGATCGGCTCGAAAGCTCTATCGGGATTGCCGTCATACTCGACGAAGTTATACGGCAACCGAATCATGCACGGCTTCCCCGCTCCGTTGGTCAGATTCGTTCTTTGAAATAACCACGTTTCCCTTCTCAATGATTGATCGTACATTTCCTTTTCCTTCCCAGAGATCCCTATGTTTCTCTATGAAGTCTTCCAATAGAACCGGCTTCGGATCGGACAGATGTCCACAGCAGACCGATGTGTCTGCGAACAACCCGAATCCGGCTTTTTTTGCTTTGAGGCAGAAATCAAAATCCTCGCTGTACTTCACGTACTCGAATGCAGGCTTCGGAACCGCCCGAAGGAGTTTCAGGCTTGTAAGGACAATTCCAAACCCGCAGCCGTCAATTGGTATGATGCTGTTCTTTGAGAACTGCACAATCCAGTTGAATGACGATCCGTTGAAGTGCGCGATCAGAGGGTAATTCTCACAATTGCGCTGCACGTATATTCCGGTAATGAAGTCATGTCCGCGATGTGCAATGGTTGTGATTGCGTCGATTGGCAGGATAATGTCACTGTCAATCCATACCACGGCGGCATCCTTGTAGATTTCAGGGTCTTTGTCCTCGGCTTCCAGTACCGATTTGACTACGTGCTCCCGAGCATGCGCGAATGCTTCACGGTCGGGAGACGCATCGCCAAGCCACTCGTGCCCGTGCCGTCCGGCATGCATGATAGCCGCCCGTAGAGAACGGTTAGCCTGTGGATCTGTCGGCCCATAAGTGGGAACTGCGAGTATCAGTTTCATTTAATCGCCTTCATGATGACGTGCATTTCGTTGATGTAGTTGCGCCCGTGTGCGGCCTTGTATTCGAGATCCGTATCGTTCATGAACTCCGGCCATGGGACCAGCAGGCAGGTATCGAATGCCCAGTTACGGAACGGCAAGCCCTCATCATCCAGATATCCGTTGTTTCCCGGTTTGGTATAGGATTCCGCCCTTATCGTGTTCCATGTGCATTCAAAGAAAGCCTGCTTATGCTGTGCCATGCCGAGGGCTACATCGCTTGATCCGTGGGGCGTAACCGCTATCATGGCTCCCCCGGGCTTCAATATCCGATGAATGTCGGCCACGACCTTGACCCACTGCGTTTTTTCAAGATGCTCGAAAATATGGGTAGCCAGAACACAGTCAAACGTGTTGTCCTCGAATGGCAACGGCAGCTCATTCAGATCATGGAGAACATCGGGATTGGCCTTCGGATTCATATCGAGGTTTATCCATCGATGTCCGTTGGATGTTACGCTATGGTTTGCCGATGATCCGAGGCTCAGATTCAAATCGCCGTAAAACCTTTTCCAGTACATTACCGATTCTGAATTCATGCAATCCTCAATATTCTGAGACAGGAGAAGTAGATGACCCGTGGCAGAAGGAATTCATACCAACGGGGATTGGCTGCGCTATACTTGGGACTGCCGCACACGCAGATGCTTCCCGGCTTTTTGGCCTTCACCGAAAACGCCTTCATTTCCTCGTATCGGGTAATCAACCTGCCGCACTTGTAGCAGCGGTAGAAATCGAAGTCATCATCTCCAAGCCCCATCTTCATTCTGATTTTATTTACGTCCATAAAACCCTCATATCATTGTGCAGGTTTTGCAAAGATTCAGTTCGCCGCGTTTCCCCTCGAACTGTTTTTGCCTGTAGTTCACGTACTCGTCTTTCTGGTATATATCCCGGAGAGTTTCGTTATTAAGGTCTCCGAAAATAATCAAACCTTCAAAGTCCTGGCAGCAGAGACATACTCGGCCATCCACAAGAATCATGATATGGTTTGTGCATCTGCAGCAGACATTGCGCTGCGTGGTCCTGACAGGGTAATTCCATCCTGCCCAATTCCCCTCAAGATGCAGGAATGCATGCCCGCCTTCCTGGTTGTACGGGCCTCCCCATTTCTTCAGGAATGCCATTACTTCCTCGCCGTCAAATAAGTCCTTTTCCTGAACGGCGGCAATCGTGAGCTTCATGTTGCCGATTCCATCTTTGATTGCCTTCAGCAGTACAGGCTCAAGCCTGTCGTAATCATCGAGGCCCATGATTTCACGCCGCTTCAATCGGTCCACGCCATTGACCGATACATATAATCCGCTGAGTCCCGCCTTTTGGAATCTATGCAGCATTTCATCTGTAAGAGTGCTTCCATTGGTGTATACATCAATTTCCAGTTTGGGATGCATCGCCTTATGAGCATACTGAATCTTCTCCCACAATCCGGGGTCAAGGGTAGGTTCCCCAAGCCCCGTGATTGTGAGACGTTCAATCAGGGGGATTGTGGCCGCTTCGTCGATGATCTTTTTATAAAGATCGAATGACATGATCTCCCGTTTGCGCTTGTGTTCCGAGTAGGGACACCATAGGCATCGGGCGTTGCATGTGTTTGTATTCTCGATTTGAAGCTGAATCACAATCCCCCTCCGGGCTACAGACAACGGATAAAAACTTTATGGTTGGCGGCAGCGGGAGCCGAGTCCGTCGCTACCGCTTCAGCCGACATGATGAATCCCGCCATCCCATCGCCCGCAGCGGAGTAAGTCATATACCACTGCGCGTTCACGGGAACGAGAACATCACCGGCAGCTATCGCCTGATCCGTGGCATTGGTAACGAAGGCTGAAGCCCTGTAGCCATAGCATTGGATCTTGCCGTATGCACTGTTGGCTATATCCTGCACTGCAATCCCGACGATAAGGCTCAGGGTAGCCGATGCAGGTTTGGCAACAGCCAATCCGTCAACTGTGCTGGCGATAGACCATACGCACGGATATCCGGCTGTAATGACAGCCGAAGATGCCGCAAGGTTGTAGACAATCTGGTAAATCACTTCCGGATCGCTGCGTTGTATCCTTTGGAATAACATTCGCCCCTCCTTTATTGCCTAGAGGCAACGAATGAAAACCTTTTTGTTTGCAGCAGCCAAAAGTGTCGTGGTCGCCGTTGCGAAAGATTCCGCAGCATAGACCAGACCGCTCTTGCCATCCGAAGCAGCACCATAGGCAAGCGTCCACGCGGCATCCACCGGAATGAGAATATTTCCGGCAGCGATAGCCGTGGTGACGTTATTGGTAACGTAGGCGCTGGCCTTGTAGCCATACACCTGAACTTTGCCGTAAGCTGAATTGGCGATATCCGAAGTAGCGATGCCCACGAGGCAGGAAAGAGTCGCCGTTGCGGGCTTGCTGACGGATACACCATCAGGTGAGGTGATATCCCACACAACCGGATATCCCGCTGTTACAGTTGCAGCCGAAATGTTGTAGACGATGGTGAATACCGTTTCGGCGTCGGTACGGTTGATGCGCTGAAATAACATTTGAATCTCCTTGTCGTTTCACTGACGGGCCTTTCAGCCCCGTTGAGTTGGGCCGGTGTCGTGACCTGACCGACCCGTGTTAACAAGCCGTCACTAAGCCGAATAGGTATTCGTAATCGAATCCAAAACACCCTGTTTACGCCGATTGCTCAGTCCAGCGGCGCCCATCCAAAGGATATGGCATGTGGACGCATCCTGGTTTTCAGGAGTGACCATCGGCGTGGTAATGAAGTTGGTTTCCTTGTCATAGTGGATGCTCCAATACTTCGTATTGAGGCAC